GCTCCACCATTAATAAAAAACGCCTTCGATCTCATAGTTTTCATAATTCCTATAGTATATAGTCACATAAAAAACACCTGTGCCAGTCTAGGATATTCCTTAAACATAGACCTGTTTAAGATGGCTCCGTGAGTGTGACGTGCTTCATATAACACCATTCTATTATATTTCATCTCACTTGTCCACTTTATATCTTTTTTGATGTTGTAACCACTACCATAGGGGTGATCTTCTATAAATTTGTAGAAGTCTGTTCCTCCATCACACTCTTCTGGTTTGTTCAAATAAACTAATGCAGCCCATTTGGTATTGATCTCATCTTTATGGTGAGTGTGGATAAAAATATCTTTATTGAATCTTTCATTTATATCTTCATGTGTCGTATGATTGACCATAAATTGCATATTATCCCACTTGTATTGGAACATATCCTCAGTGTATTCTAAATTTACCCACTGCTCATGTTGACAAAGTTTAGTAAACACTGGCTTGAGATTGTCAATCATATCTTGTCTATCTTCTACAACTCTAGATCCTATAAGGCCACCGCAAATTTCTTTATCTTTTGTCAGTTCACAGGATAAAGCGTAGTCTCTTATCTCATCAGGATTTTTATAGAAGTCGTCAATTACAAATACTTTTCTCCAACAGTACCCAAGATCATTTGCTCTTGAATGATCATAAACTCTGTGTATTACAGGTTCTTCATTTAATACTTCAAACATAATTTTAGGTAATAAAAAAGATCCCCTAGAGGATCTTGAATTATTTTATATATAAAACTTTACATTGCGTTAGGTGGCATCCATGATTCTGCCTCTGAAGCATCTGCGTCTGGTTGAGCTGGTGGATCAGTGAAGTTAGGTTCAGCTGGGAACATCAAGTCAGCAAAGTTAGGGTGAACTCCAGCAGCTTGCATTTTGCTTGGAAGATCTCTTAACTGTTGACGATATGTTTTCCACTGTTCTTTAAGTGCATCAGGCATATCTTCTGCAATCTGACCATCACTATTAGAAAGAACATTGTTTCTATGAGCTCTAACGTGATCCCATGTTTTGTCTAGGTCTACACCATTCATTTTCTCTTTTGGAGTAAAAGCGGTGATTGAAATGTCATCAGGACCTGCACTGCCTGGGTTTGCAACTGTGATACTCTCGTAGTTGTAAATGTCGTCTGGGAATAGTGTTGAAGAATATGTAAATCTATCATATCCATCAGCAGTTAGATCTGGAGATCCAGCGTGGAATACATCACTTCCAGCACCTCTATCTTCTTCCTTCTCGTTGACAACTGGACCTCTGAGTTGACAGATAAGTGTGTGTAGATTTGATCTAGCACAGTCCACTTCATACCACTGAACTACGTCAGCTGGCTTTGGACGACCATCTGCAATGTCATCTTCTGTGAGAGGACCATAAAGTTCTTTTCCATCTGCACCAATTTGTAGATAGATTTTGTCTGGACCATCATAAGTTTGGTCTCTATACTTTCCATCACTAAATGAGTGATCTGTTAGAAAGTCATTAGGTAATGACAGTTGCCATCCCTGTTCGATAATTTTTGTTGCCATTTTGGATTTCTTCGGGTTTTCTCCTTCGGCACTATTTATAAAAAAAAGAGGGTTATAAACCCTCTAGTAGTCGGAATCTGCAACGCACATCCCTAAACAACGTATTTTATTTGTAGCAGTTCTCTTACAATGTCTGCAAAGAATCTTAGACGTAGGTGATTTTAACGAGTCCTGATCCGCCTTGTCCGCCTTGTCCACAACATCTTCCGCAGTAGTTACTGTTTGCACCTTGTCCACCATGTCCGTATGGAACTGTCCAACAACCGCATCTCATCCAACACTGTCTTTGTCCGTAAGAAACACCAAGAGTTCCGATGAATGGAGCACCTGTTGGTAATCCTTCGTTGTAGAAGCAGTGACAGTTGAATCCGTCAGGTCTGTATGAGTTACCACCGTGGTTGCCCATTCCGAAGTCTCCTCCGTGAGCGCCAGGTTGCATACAACAAGTATGGAATTCAGAGTAACAGTTTGATGACCAGTCACCAGTTGCACAACCTCTAGTACCACCCAAGGCACAGAAGTTGGATAGGTTATATCCATTTACATAGGAGTTACATCCGCAACAACCTGTACACTCTCTTGAACAACAACGATAAACACCACCAGCGCAGACTGTATATGAACAACCGCCAGTAGTTGAAATAGTTTTTGTATTATAGTATCCACCACCAGCACCATGCCAGTTCTGACATCTGTTACATGAACATGCACCGTGTCCGTTTCCACCAGCACCCCATATTTCCCAAGTAATTCTTGTTACTCCAGTAGGAACTTGCCAATTGCAACAGCAGCCAGGTGTGCAGTAACATGGATGTCCGTAAACCCATTTAACACACCAGTTTGAGAAAGATCCACTCTGAACCGCAGACGACGGGATTGTAGCATCCGCAATCTGAGTGTTGTCGATCATCTTGTATGATGAATAAGTAGCCATTTCTTTTCCTTAGAAGTATGTAATTTTGACGAGTCCGCCACCGCCAGTACCGCCTTGTCCGCAGCACCTACCACAATATGTAGTCATAGCGTTTTGTCCACCGTTACCATAAGGTACGATCCAACAACCGCAACGAATCCAACATTCTCTAATAGACTGTGTTACTTGTGTACCAATCAAAGGTGCAGAAGTAGGTCTTTGACCATAATGATAACAATGACACCAACCTCTGTAGGTATCATGTCTTGATGCAGACCAAATACCACCGTGGTTTCCAATTCCAAAGTCTCCACCATTGTTTCCAGGCTGTCTACAACATGTATTAAATGTTGTACATGAGTCCGTCCAACTTGGGTTAGCGTTACCACGACATCCACCGATAGCACAGAAGTTTGATAGGTTATATCCGTTCACATAAGATGAACAACCAGTACAACCATAACATTCTCTAGAGAGACATGGATAAACACCAGCAGCACAAACACTGTAACTACAACCACCATTGGTTGTAATCATTTTGGAGTTGTAATATCCTCCACCAGCTGCGTTATAGTGTTGACATCTGTTACATGAACATGCACCAGTACCATTTCCTCCAGCACCCCATGCCTGAACCCACATGTTATTCACCCCAGTAGGAACTGACCAGTTGCAACAACAACCAGGCGAACAACGGCACATAGTACCGAATACCCATTTTACGCCGTAGGTACAGTTAGGAGACTGACTAAAACTAGTTGAACTTAAGACGTTCGAGTCTAGTTGATCTCCATGAATTTTTTTGTATGATGAATAACTTGCCATTGATTCCCTTTTTTAGACGTAAGTAATTCGGACGACACCAGAGCCACCTTGGCCCCCTTGTCCACAACAACGACCACAATATGTAGTCATCGCCCCTTGACCACCAGTTGCATAAGGAGCAGTCCAACAACCGCATCTCATCCAACATTGTTCTTGCATTTGTTCAACGTTACCAGATGTCAAGAATGGAGCACCTGATGACATCTCGTTTGCAACCGCACCAGTACAGTGACAGTTCCAGTGACCTGACCAACCTTTTTGGTGAGGAGCCATTGCAAAGTCTCCACCCCAAGTTCCAGGCGATACACAACACCAGTTGTCAGAAGTACATCTAACAGTCCAGTCTGGGTTTGCACAACCTCTTGGACCTCCGTGAGCACAGAAGTTACTTAAGTTATAACCATTAACGTACGAAGAACATCCGTTACATCCGTTACACTCTCTTGAACAACATCTGTATACGCCACCAGCACATACAGAATATTGACAACCAGCAGAAGTAGAAATTGTCTTAGTATTGTAAGCACCTCCACCAGCACCTCTAAAGTGTTGACATCTATTGCAAGTACATGCTCCATGTCCGTTTCCGCCTGCACCCCACAATTCAATAGTGAGTTTCTCTACTCCAGATGGAACTTGCCAGTAACAGCAACATCCAGGCGTACAATAGCATGGATGGCCGTGGAACATTTTCACACAGTAAGAAGGAGTCACACCAGCAACCAACTTGTCGGGGTGAATATTCGACGAGTGAATCTGGTCTGATCTTATTCTTCTGTATGATCTATAGTTGGCCATTTATGATCCTAAAATTTGCGTTGTAAAAAATATCATGATGTAAAGGATCTCAAATTAGATGGAGAAGATTCTCCAACCGTATGAATCACCTGAGAATACAAGACTGAATGAAGCACCTTCTGTGTTAACAGTTAGGTTAGCGCCGTCACCCTGTATTGTCTTACCATTTCTACTAACCACGAGTGCGTTAGAATCAAATGTCTTAGCGACATCAAAGAATGTAATTGTTGCACCTAAGTCAGGAGATGCAGGGAGTGTTGCAGTTACCTGTCCACCACCTGTGTTAACAAAGTAGTTAGTTCCAGTAACAGCATTGAAGTTGGATGAAACTGTACTGTATGACTCGACACCTGGCTGAATCCATGTAGTTCCGTTGTAGTATTCAAGAGCACCTAAGTCGGTGTTGAATCTTAAACAACCAGTGTTGAACTCATCGTCAACGCCGCCAGGTCTTTGAGCGGTTGTACCTACAGGAGGTGTCATCGCCTTAGTACCCATTGAACCACGAGTTACGAATCCCTTAACCGCAAATTCTGTTGGACATGCACTGTTTGAGTTACCAGACATTGCAGGGTCAGCAGAGAATTCAGAGATCGCCTCACCGACCTGACCTCCAAGAGAACCAAGTCTCAATTCTGTCAAACCAGATAAGTTGAACGCAGAAGCATC